CCGTCGTCGCTTCCCATCACGGTTGAAGTGCCTTCCGAAAAGGCGATCATGTCGAGGAAGGCGAGCACGTTCTCGCCGCCGGCCGCTTGGGCTGAAATCTTGGGCATTGCTTTTCTCCAGGCAAAAAAATACCCGCTCAATGGCGGGTATTTTGTGATCGGTTTGCGGATCGCCGAATTGGGACTTTAAATCGCGGTAGTGCGTGCAGTTCCAATGTTATCTGTCGGGGTCTTAGACCTTGCCAGATAGCGACCGAGCTTATGGGTCGGACGTTCTATTGCTCGATAAAACAATTCGGAAAAGATCAGAGCAGCAAGTATCGCGATCAGAGCGATAAAACTGTAAGGCACGACATCGTGGAGTAGATGTACCGCGATCAGAATTATTGGAACGTGTACGAGATACAGGCTGTACGACACTCGACCGAGCCACTGAATCGGAGTTGTAAGCAGAAACTTACGCGGCAGCCCGTCAGAGATGGAGGCAATGATAATCAACATGGCGCCTGCTCCGATCATCAGTTCCTGCTGTACCGCCCATTGGGTGTACCAGCTCCATAACCCAGCCACCAAGAGCAGGATTGGTCCTTCGCCATTGCCTCTTGAAACCAGTTGGGTCAGAGGTGCTCGATATTTTGCCAAGACCGCGCCCATCAAGAAGAACGCAGCGTAGTAAAACGTCATGTGCGGGCGGCCGAGCAGAGCAGTGATTTCCGGAAACGACGCTGCGCCAATCTTGCCAAAGCCCAAGCCGAGCCATAAACCGAATACCACTACCACCGCGCCAGCCAGCCCCCAGCGAATTACTGGTATAACGATTAAGGGAAACAGTAGAGAAACCCGCATTTCCCAAACCAGTGACCAAGTAGGATTATTGAGCCATGTACTGTAGTCGTTACCCAGCATCAGACCTATGCTGCTGAGATAGACAGGGATACTTGTTGCCTTGAATCCACTTATCCACGCATAAATATTGATCCAGTCAGTGGCGGTCGGGATCCGAACCCCACCCAATAGAGCGGCAAAAACAGCTGCAAAAATCATCGCAGCTAGGTATGGCAGATAGATCCGGCAGATTCTTGAGATTACGTAATTGCCATATGACAGCTGGCGACCATTGGTCCAAGGAAGCGTCAGTACAAACCCGCTCAATACAAAGAATAGGATGACTGGCGCGCTTCCGCTCCAAAGAAGGCGAAAGGGTGTATCCGCAATCCAGTTTTCTATCGCTGTTCTCGGGGCTGTATGAGGGCCAAAATGAAGCGTCCAGAAAAACGGCTGGGTCAACATCGCATGGGCAAAAACAACGATCAATGCGGCCACGCCGCGCAGTCCGTCGAGCGACTCCATGCGATCCGTGGACCGAGCCGGCGCAGCCTTATCGACATCCAATATCAAATTTTTCTCTTGGTCCTTCATGACTACCCCAATGAAGCTATAAGCGATGTGTATCTAAATTGTGCGGCATCTTATCCTTGTCGACACAAATTGTCGGCGGTCTGACCAAATATTTTGAGCTGGGATAGGTCGGGGCAAATTATGCGCTTGAGCTGAGAGCTAGCATCGGGCTGGCGGCGATATTAGGAACGTCAGGAGCGGTGGGCCAGATCGGCGCCTGATACCAGGTGGACTGCGCGGTGACCTTGCCGAGGTCAAACTTGTACTTTTTCCAGGCCTTGAGACTCACCGTCAACTGAGCAAGCTCAGCCTTATCTTCCTCAGTCAATTCATCGAATTCGACGCCATAACCCAGCGTTTCAACTCGGTCCTGAATTCGCGTGATTTGTAAGGCGGCTGCGGTGTTGCGCGTGCCAAGCTCAAGTCTTGCGGCCGCCAGTGCAACAGCGGCGGCTGCGGCGTCCCTCATTTCTTTGGTGATCAGTTTCGACCAATCGATATTGCTCATGCCAAGGTCACCTCTTGGTCTGCCATCGTTGGCAGGGGCTGGGGAAGCGCGACAGGGCCATCAGGGATGCCAGTCAGAAGTTCAGGGAACGCCTGTTCTGGACTGTAGTTCGGCGGAATTGGAAAGATCAGCGACATGGAGATCGCGCCGTCAGTCATATCGACGTCACCAACGAACCAGTCCGAGTTTATTGCGTCACGGGGAAGAATGGAGCCCTCGGACATGGGGGAGAAGTCGAAAGCCTCGCCGTTGATCACAAGGATGCTGCCGGACTTCAGCAGCTCCAAGTTACCGCCATTGATTTGCGGCACCAGTTTGATGTTCATCATTTCCACCTTCCCTTAGCGATATAACCACAGTACCCAGTCGCATTTTGAACGGTGGCTGCGATGTTGATCGATGCCTGGATCGCACTTCGATCACCGGCGGCCAAATATGCCCAAGCTGGACCCTGCGTGGATGCCGAGCGCGTCAAAACGGGAACAACGACTGGCGGTTCTGCAAAAGCGTGGGGAAATACCATCGTCTGGGCAGATCCGACAAAGCTCGCGCCATTCGCGGCGTTCGCGCTGACAATGGTTGTAGAGACGCACTCACATATCAGACTTCCGTCTGCGAACTTTGTGAATGTGCCGTTGACGTTGGATCCCCTAGCTACGACGTCTGTGCCGCTCAAAGTAAGACGATTCGGAACGTCCAGCACACCGTCATAACTGTACGTCATGATCGGTCCGCCTTGGTTGTTGGCCTGATTCACCGACCGCCAACTGAACCCGCCGTTGCCCGTGCCTCTGTTAACGGTAAATGAGCCGTGCCCAGAAAGCCCCGTGCCAACCGGTTCGTTCCAGCCGATGTGCAAACCCTGTGCTGACGGATTGGGCGGGCTGAAAAGCCATAAGGACTGGAAGTTGGGCGCATAGTTGCCGCCGCCGACGGGCATCACTCCCAGCGTAGAACGCAAATCAGCGGGACTCCCTACACTGGCTCCGGTACCACCCTTCTCAAGCGGAAGAACATCGTAATTGCCAGTCGTGCCTAGTGCCGCGATCTTCGCGCCGAACTGGTTGACCAGCGCTCGCAGCGCATCAGCCGACTCTTTGACGTAGCCCTGCATCGGGGCCAGTGCATAGCTGCCGCCGCTGGCCGTTGCGCCTTGGTACACAGGCGATATCGACATGGCAGTGTCGCTGGCGATGTTGGTGACTTCATACCAGCGCCCGTCCGGGCCGCGGAAAGCGTCCCCAACTCGGCTGTTGGCAATAAATGCAGTGCCAGCGCCGATCACGGCATTGGAATTTAGGGTGACGGAAACCGTCCCGGCTTTGTACCAGGGCATAGACTTGCTCCAGAAAGATTGGTGCGACGGACCGTCAGGCGGTCAGCTTGGCGCAGAGAAATGGTCGGTGACCCTGATCGGTCCACGCGGCTGTTGCCACGCTGTACATCCTGATTTGGGAATTGGCGTAATCAACGCCGATGGAGCAGCTGGCACCACTGGCCGGGTTGTGGCATGGCATGGAGAAGGAGTTGATGCTTATGTACTCCCCCGGGCCCAGGTACTTGTCTATCTTCCATATATAACGCCTGTTGGTGGTGATCGTCTCGCTGCCAACATAGGTCCAGTTTCCAGCAGCAAACGTCACTACCACGGCAGGGGCACCGCTGTCGTACACAAGCGATCCGTTGCCATCCCAGATCCGCATGCCGTATTGGGATGTGCCCATTGAGCCCCACGCCGCGACGAAGTACTGCCCGCTTAGCGTGGCGAGGACGTTGGATGCCCTGATCGAAAATCCGGTCCAATTTCCAGCGCCCCCGGTAAACCAGATAGCCAGCGGAACCTGTACACCGGTCCCTTGGTCTGGGCGAACGAACACCAATGGCGGGTCGGAACTTGTGATTGGCCGTGCAAACACTGCCGTAGCTGTGTTTTGCCCGGAGTAACTGCCCTTGGTCAGAACGCAAAGGCGCGGCAGCTCCGCGTCGATCTGGACGTAAGAGCTGTCGTTGATACTGATGACCCCAAAGCTCATACCTTGAACCTCACTGCGTATCCCTTAACCACAACGCGCGTCTGAAGGGTGTTACCCAAGTTGGCTGATGGGTTGGCGGACCGCACCACTACCTGGTTGGCAGCGGTCGTCACATAGGGGTAGGAGTTGTAATTGTTGGTGTTGCTGAACTCGCCCCCCTGTATGTCCTCCGCCCTGATGGGGATGATCATGAACACGCAACTGGCTGGGTCGAAGCCCGGAATATTCAGCGTGTAAACGGTTGCGGTCGATCCGCTCGCATTGCTGAAGTCCAGGATCCCCTGCCACAACACCTGATAGGTGAACGTGTTGGTGTCCATGACCAGATTGCCGTTTTCGTTCCAGACCCTAGATCCATAGCTCATGCGTCGAGATTCCCCCACTGATAGCGCTTGACGCCGTTGGCGTCGAACACCTTGCCGCCCTGGCTATTGATGACCTGTCGACCGCCGCCGCCCAAGGGCGAGTTGATCTCAAACGTTCCGTCCTTGTTCAAGATCCAGCCCATTTGCCCAGAGATGTAATTCGTCGAGCTGATGTAGCTGCCGATCTTGGCGTTGGTGATCGTGCCGTCTTGAATGAACGCCGAGTTGATGAACACCTGTCCGCCTTGGACCAAAAACGGCACGATCGTAGTGCCGCTCGCCTCATCCAGAATGGCGAATCGCTGGGCAAACGCGAGAATCTGCGACTCCTGCTGCTGTCCTTCGACTCCGATAGCCAGCCCGGACATCACCGTGCGTCCGTTCACCGTGGTCTGCGTCTTGATCGTCGTCAGTGCAGAGAGCTTGCCATCGGTTGTCGCCTGGGCCTGGCTCACAGTCTGAGCAACGGCGGCGGCATCCCCTGCCTGAGCCTGGGCTGTATCAATGCGGCTTGAAAGCGCGCCGTCGGCATCAGATCGGGCCTTCGCTTCGGACTGGGTCGCCGCTTGGTTCGCACCAACTGCAGCATTAAGCGCTGTGAACTGCTGGGCAGTGGCCTGCTTATCGGTCGCCATCGTCGTCTCGACGGTGGTTATCTTGGATTCATTGGTGCCCACGCGGGCGTCCAGCGTGGTTACTCGCTGAGCCTGAGCGAAATCCTGCTCTGCCCTGACCTTCACCTCCTGGGCATAACTCGCCGTGCTGTCCCACCCTTTGAGCGCATCGGCCAGCTCGCCCTCGCCATTGTCATCACGGCTCGACGCCTGAAGCGCATGCAACTGGCTGGCATTGGCGACCGTCCGACCGTCGATGGTTTCGATATCGGCGGTGTTCTTGGTGACCTGGGCCGCCAGGCCGTTCGCCGCACGGATGGTCTGACCCGAGTTGACCCAATACAGCGGGTTCGGCGGGCCGTTCGATCCATCGGCAGCGGCTGGCACATCAGCGATTGCCGTCCACAGGTTTTCACCCACCCGTACGGTGTTGTCGCGCACGTAGGCATCCGTTGGCACGTACACCAGAGCATCGACAATATCGCCGATCTCATCCTTGAGCTGGTCCAGGCGGTCGTTTACCGACCCTGGGCCGTCGCCGTCGATCAGCTCGATCTTGTCCAGCAGGGCTTGGCCCAGTTCCGTTTCGCTGATCTGACCGGCAATCAACTCCAGGATAGGCGCCGCCTCGGAGCTTGACTGCCCCATGACGCCAAGGCCTTCAGGGTACCAAGGGCCTATGTTGCCGCTCCGATCCACCAGTCGCGCCCAGAAGAAGAACGTCACGCCAGCTGCCAGACCCTGCATCCCGTACTCGGCCTGCGGGTAGGCCAGATCGCTGAGCTTGGTCGCCGATTCCAGATCGGTCGTCGGGCCGTACCAGATCTCGGTACGCTGGGTGTCTTCCGCGCCTGGCGGGAATGTCCAGTTCAGTCTGATACCGAAGATCAGCGCTGATGCGGTCAGGCTCGCCACCGCCGGCGGCAGGCCGACTTTGCCCTCAAGGTTCGTCAGTAACGAGGTGGTCGGCAGAGACGAGACGTTCAGCGCGCTCACGGCCCGCACCCGCGCCATATACTGGCCGGCATAAATCCCACGGACGTCAGTGGAAAGCTCGGCGGTCCTCGGTACCCGCATCCACTCCCGCGCGCCCCAGCGCCATTCGACGTCATAGGCGACCGCGCCAGGCGCGGCGTCCCAGCTGATCGTCATGACAGTGACGGCGATACCTTGCTCGATCACCACATGCTGACTCAGGTACACGCCAGCAGGCGCATCCTGCACACCGATTGGAATGCCGCTGATTGGTCGGTCGTCCACGACTGCGCCGAAATCAATGACGTCGAACTTGCTCGGCTCATGCTGGATGCATTCGAGCTGGTACTGGTGCCACTCCGGGCGCGTGATGTTTCGCACCAGAAATTGCATGGTCTTGAGGTCGTCGTATTCCAGGATCCAGCCGCATTCGGCTTCAAGCACTTCGCTGAAGTCGGCGACTACTGTGACCTGGCGTCCCACCACAGATTTGATGACGCGCGCCTCGCTCTTGCCGCTGGGGAGGTTCACACGCAGCGATGCGCCCGCCGGTAGTTCGACATCCCGGTCTAGCGTAACAACTCGCCCAGCCACTGCGCTGATCCGACCGCCGTTCGCCCGGCCCGCCAGCATCGGGTCGGCCACGGCAATGATCTGGCCTGGCTTCGGAATCTGCCCGTCCAAACCGACGCGGAACGTCGCTCCGCGGATCTGGGTCTGCTCGGTCAGTAGCGCCCATTGACCGGCGCGCTGGGCCTGACCGCGGGATGTACAGCCGTACGCATCAACAGATAGGTCTCTGACCAGTCCCATTTCTGCTATCGCATCGTCATCGAATACCGGCTCCTTGTCCGTCTCGAAGCCTTGCGCCGGGTTGTCCCATGTGACCATCGCCAGGTTGTGGCGGTCGCGCGAGCGGGTGCCGGAATACTGGATCTGTCCGTTGTTCAGGATCTGCGAAGGGTTGTAGGTGTAGACCGGGTCGCCGGGCATGTCGGCATTGAAGGTGATCTGGCTGCCGTCCCATGTGCTCATGCCGTGGAAGATCTGGGCAAGGTCCTGGAGCACGGCGTAAGCATCGGCCTGCTTTTGCAGGTAGATGTTGCAGGTCATCCGTGGCTGCATGCCGCCTTGGCCGTCGGGCACCAGCTGGTCGCAGTACTGCCCGATGCGGTACAGGTTCCAGCGGTCCAGCATGGTGGCGTCTACCCGGTCGCCCAGTCCGTAATAAGGGTTCAGGACCAGGTCGTAACACACCCATGCCGGGTTGTTGGTGTATGCCTCTTTGAACGTCCCGTCCCAAACGCCGTTACTGGTTCCGGGTCCGCCGGTGGCATAGGTCCGGGTCTCCGGATCATAGTTCGCCGGCACTCGGACGATGCGCCCACGCATCAGCACCGCGATCTTGGCGATATCGCCGCCGAACTGCTCGGCGTCGTATT